TACCGGTTTGAACATTTACTTTTTCAATCATAAAAAAACCACTTGTTGGAAATTGTGAAGCATCAACTAAATTAATAGAAGTTACTACATCATTTATAGCTCCATTTAAAGTTGTAGATAATTCTAAAGTTGAAATAGCAACACCACCCACTATAGATTTAACAGCTTGAAATCTTACATAAGATGTTCCTTCATTTATTTGATTACTTGGATATGAAACATTTAAAGTTGTGTTTGAGTTTGTAGTAAAAGGATTGTTTGGTAAAATATCTTGTACTGGAAATTCTGTTCTTGCAGGTCTTGCATTTTTTAATCCTTGTGGATCAGCTCCTACTGGATGTGGTTCTAGTTGTGGTTGTTTAGGTTCAAATTCTGAAACATGTACTAAAGCTCCGGTCCATTCTTTTACCATTTCTCTATATGGAAAAGCTGCACCTGATCTATCAGAGATCGCTAATGCTCTACTACCTTTTGCAAATCTAGCCATTATATATTTGGATAGTATGTCTTCGGAGTAATAAATGTGCTAGCTGCAGAACCATCTTCAGATAATGCTCTAGCAAGTTCATCCTCGTACAACAACTTCATCTCCTGTGTTCTTTGTGGTGCAAACTTCATAGATAAGTAATAAGATAATCCTGAAATCATACATGGTACAAATCTAAAAGGTGCATCACCTGAGTTAGTATAAGCTCCTGCATCTTGAATTCTTTTTACGTAATAAACATTTAAAAAGTTTGATGCAGCAGTTGCGTTAGGTAAAGGATAAATAGTAAGTGTAACTTTATCTATAAATCTTTGTACCCAAAATTGTGAAGGAGTTCCATTAGATGCTTTGTTAGCTGTTGCTGAATAAGCGTCTCTTGCAACTTTAGTTAAACCTGTGTCTGATTGATTTGTTGTATTATAATTTTGTCTATATGTAACATTTAAAATATCTGAAATACCATAAACGTTAGCAACAGGAACAGTTGTAGCTTGTGGTGGTTCCCCACCTCCAGGTACATCTGTAGAATTTCTGTAAAAAGTATATACACCAGATCCTTCAGCTGTAGCATCAACGTTAGTTGTTGAACCTGCTACTAAATTAATATTAGTGTTTCCTACTTCCCAAAAATGTATTCCTCTATTACCCCATTCTTGAAATAATATATTTAAAGATCTTCTTGCAGTTTTTAATTGATGACCAGCTGTGCCTACTAAACCAATACGTTCATACGCATCTGCAATGATTTCATCAATTGAAAAGTCCTGGTCAAAACTGTAGGACTGTGAAGTAGTATTAGCCATTGGCTACCCCTAAAAAGTTCCGATTATATAAAAAAAATCTACGTTAGTTAGATCTGCATATATTCCGTCAGAAGCATATATACCAGATGCTGGTATTTTAAATTGCTCTACTTGATTAGCTGCTGTACCAAACTTACCATGAAATATTAATTTGCCTGCTGTTTTAGCAGCGCCTACTTCATTATAAAGTTTAATTTCACCATCAGCTGCCGTACACTGTGCAAATATAGATAAAATGCTCGCACTTCCAATATTAGCTGCTGAACCAGAAATTAATTTTTGCACTTGACCGTCAGCTGTAAGAACTACAGATTGTCTAACTTTTGATGTTATTGACATAATTTTTTTCTCCTTAAATTTGTGTGGGCCGAAGCCCACACATAATTAATTATTACGCTGCAAATGCAAATGCACCTGTAGTTGCGTCTGCTGCACCACCCATTCTAGATGCGATAGTCCATGTGCCTGTTTCGTAACAAATAAAAGCAATCATGCTTCCAGTTGTAAACAAGTTTGTAGCCGCGTTAGCTGGTGTATAAACTAACTGTGTTTCACCTGCAGTTGAAATGTCAAAAGTTACTTCTGCTGCTGCTCTTGATTCAATTACTGAACCAGTAGCCCAAACATCAGTTCCAGCTGCATTAAAAGTTAAAGTGTTAGTTCCACCAGTTGTGTCAACTGATTGCACGTAAACACACACATCACCTTGTGTTGCTGTTGGTAATGCTGCTGCAGCTGCTGCTGCACCTGTGTAGTTAGTAACATTCATTGAATTATTAATCAAAGTAATGTTAGCACCTGTTGCTAAATCAGTTAAAGTTAAACCTGTCATATCAGGTAAAGCTGAACTATATCTAGTTGTAAATGCACCTGTTGTTGCGTTTTTAGTAGCCACTTCAAAACCTTTTTCAGATCTTACCGGACCATTAAATGTAGTATTTGCCATAATTTTATCCTCCTAGTTATGATACATAGTCTCTAGGCCGTCGACTATACGCGTCTACGTATCGTTTTAAATTGTATAGTGAGTTATTTATATATTATATTTTAGTAGAGTGCAAGAGATCCTAAGGTATTTATGCAATTTCAGCAGTGTAGCTTTTGATTAAGTAGCTACAGAAACTTGTGGAGCAGAACCTTCAACAGAATTCTGTAAGTGAGCAATTCTAGCTTCTTCAAGCTTGATCTTAGTAATGACTTCTTTAACTTTGTCATCAATTCTGACCATTTCAAGAGTATATCTATTATTATCTAGATGCTCCTGTTCCCACTTCAACTCCAAGGACCTTTTTGCTTTGTATAGGTCTTGTATCATCAATAACCTCCTCATAAGTTATTCGATTTATCTCGTTATTATAGTTGTTTCCGAGATATTCCCAGTTTATACTCTTTTCTCCCAACTTGTCAAGGATTGATTGTTCAAGAGAAATAGCATTATCTTCCGCAAAAACATTAAAGTTTGCGTAGTGATCGTATGCCCATATTTTTACTGTGAATTGTTTCATGGTTTTTTCTTTCTATTTTGTAAATGTGGCGGAACTATGTTCCGCCACAAAAATGATTATTGCTTACGCACCTTCAACGCCATAGATACCTCTAAAGTCAGAAGCGCCAAAAGCGTATCTTTCTCTAGCTTTGTATCTAACGTTACCAGTATCAAAGTCTCCTTCCATTGAAGTTGTCAATGGAGTTCTTGAGAACATTTTCATACCATTTGGAACGTCCGTGATAATGTAGAATGAATCAGGGTCAGTTAAGAAATTGTTCACTCTGTAACCTTGAGGAATCATTCCCATGCTGTTGATTGCATTGATGTCATTATCAGCAGTTTGAGTTCTACCTTGAGACTTCATAAGTCTTTCAGCATTGAACTGATTCGCAGAAGGAATTATCATTTTAACTCCTTTAGCTGCGATTCTTAAACCTCTTTCATCAGTCATAGCTGCGATATCAATCAAAGCTTGTTCTAATGAAGTTTCGTTTAAGTCTGCTTGCGTAGTTAAAGTGTTTGATACTGTACCCGCGATAGTTGGGTGAGCAGTACTAAACAAGTTAACGCCATCACCTGTTTGAAAAGCAGTTCCAGCTGCGATTGCTGGTAAACCGTTGTTCAATGGTTGTGCGCCTTTAACTTCTTTTGCATTAGACATAGATCTTGCTAGGGCTTTTGTGTATCTAGAAGAAAGTCTGTCATAAAGGTTGTCCTCTATTGCTTCTTCTGTGATAGCGAAAGCTAGCGCAATCGTTTCCATTGTGTATCTAGCAGTATAAGTTTCTTGTGCATCATCGTATGATACGCCAGCTCCTTCTGCTTTTACATCTGCGTTAGCGAAACCAGATAACATTACTTCCTCTTCGAAAGCTCTGTCTGATGATTCCGTTGTATAAATCTCAGCATGCTGATTTTCATACCTTTTGTATTCCAGTCCGAACAATGCGTTCAATCCTGGCTCTAGTTCTTTAACTAGTTGTGCTCTTGATATTGCCATTATGCGCTTACCGATCCTGACCCAAACCACTGTGATAGGTTTGCTACCACTACAACAGTAGCGAAACCTGAAAAGTTAGCTAATGCCGGGTTTGTTTGTGGAGTTGTAATAAGATCCTCGTTCTCAGGATCTTCTGCTACTCTTAGCAGTCTCCATTGGTTAGCAACTGCATTACTTGCAGTACCAACTGTTAGTTGAGAGTTTGATTGACCAGAAATAGTTGAACCAGAACCTGCTGATCCTGCTCCATTTGCTGATACTGTCAAACCTAATGTTTTACCCATTTCAGCTTGTGCAGCTGCTGCGTTAGCACCAAGTCTTGCATCTAATTGCACGTTGTATTGCTGAAAAGGATTATCGATGATAAATGCATCGATATCTTCGCTGTTAGCGGGGGCTGTAGTTCTCGGGAAGTAGCTAGAGAACGTTGGTTTATTAGTAGTAGCATCTGTGTAGAAGCAACCATTAAATACACCAATCGTAGATCTTGTAATAGCATCTTGTCCGTTGATTATATAGCCCGGATTGTCATTAGCACCACCGGCAGTATCATACTGCACAGGTTGTCCTAAATAAATAGACGATCCATATCCACTATCGATTTTGTATTTGTTCTGTCCGCCAGTTGAAGGTGTAGCACCTAAAGCTCCTG